CTATACAGTTTAACCATGAGAGATGCGTCTTTCATGTTAAACTTAAATGACTCTGAACCGTATGTCTTAATATCTTTCTTTTCAGCATCAGTAAGCTTAACACCTAACTTTTCAACATATGCAAACCAAACTTCAGTATATTTCGCATTCATGTCTTCAGCGACTTTGTACAGATCATTTGATTTGAATTCTGTTCCATCTGCATTCTTAACTGTATGATTTGTGACCTTACGCCATCCTTTAACTATCGCTTTCATAAGCTTGGTTTCTGCATCTTCAATGAATTTGCCAATCTTTGTTAATGTTTCGATGAACCACTTGGCAACTTTCTTAAGTTTTGCAAGGAAACCTTTGTCATTGGAATCATCGGTTTCTTTTTTCTTATTAGCTTCATCAGCTGTTTTTCCATCCACAACAACATAGTCTGCTTCCTGAATGATCTGGAATTCATCTAATGTGGCTTCATCTGCATACTCCATAAGCATACCGATCTTAGCATATTCGTCACCGATGCTTACGAGTACATCTATTTCGGATTCAAGTACCGATTCTTCAATTAATTCAATGCTTTCGAGTAATGATTCATTAAGATTTTTCATATTAATTACCTTCCTTTACTTTGAGTCAGTAGAACCAAATCCACCATTACGTGTTTCGGTTACATCATCATCTGTTGTAATACCATACTGAGTGAATATACCCTGAGCAAATGCTTTACCGGATTCAATTTTTAATGGTGTATTTAACTCATGATGAATCTTGATCATTATATGTCCTTCATTATCAGAGTAATAATAATCAGAATCAATGATACCGACTGTGTTATCTAAACCAAGTCTGTGTTTAAATCCTAAACCGGAACGTGGATAGATAGACAGTAAATAATCATTATTCATCTTACAACGAATACCAGTTGGTATTACAATTGATGAATTCGGTTGAATTATATATTCAGCTGGAGAATAGAAATCATATCCTGCACTTCCAGCTGTTGCTCTCTTTGGGAGTTTAATATTGTCATATTTTCTTCTACAAAGCTCATCAATCTTTTCATCAAACTCTGTAGTGTCTGATAAACCAAGACTATTGACGAAGTCAATTAGTGATTTACCATATGACTTCTTAAACTCATCGTATGATACCTTTTCAAATGTTGCTATACGGTTTGGCATATTATGTTTCCTCCTGATATTATAATAGTATTAATCTTTCTTTTCGTGGATAACTGGAGTTGATTGATTCTTAAAGGCAGATAACAATGTTGGTGTTATGTTAGCACGACCAACACGATTGTCCTTGGTTGTAAGCCAGATATAAATCTGCATATCATCCTTATGGACTTTCATTACCTTTGCATACTGATTCTCTGTTAATGCAATCAGTGATTTAAGCTCCTTGTCATCTTTGTATTCTTCAGCAGAATATGTGTTGATTAATGACTGGAGTTCTTTGCTGCCTTTGAGGAAGTCTTCTGTGATTCCATTCATATCAGTAAGATCAAAGTTAACTCTGTATGCTTTCTTATCTGTGAACATCTGTTCATAGAAGTGAACTGTGGTTGATAATACTTTACCTCTGTATGTTTCACCATCTTCACCCTTGTATGATACATATCCTTTAATGAACTCACAAAGTTCATCCAGTATCTTCTTGTAATTAAGGATAGTATACTTCTGGTATCTGTTGTTTATTGACACCGAATGCTGTGAAGCTACTCTTTCGAATAAGTTTCTATTATCAGATATTAATGATTGAATCTTGTTCATTTATATTTCACCTCTTATCCTTCATATCCTTCTGGATATGTTACTTTCCAGATACGATTATACTTATTGACTGGACGTGCATTGAGTATTCTTGTAAGTAAACCGTTAAGATCCTTCTGCATGGTTACTAAGTAATCACGTGTATGAGGAACAATGAATCTTTCATCATGTGTATCGATGACTGTGATATAGAAATCAACAAACTCAAGCTTATTGGATACATATGATGCAAGCATAGCCTGATCATTGGATGAATCTAAATCACGTATCTGATCATTTACATATTGAATGATATCACGTGGGATTGGTTTAAGCTTCTTTGGTCTGTTAAAGAATCCTTCCTGTACAGGTTGTTCACATGCTGGACAATCTTCTACTTCGACTTCGTCATAGTCCCCAATAGTTACAGTATCTTCTGGAGATACACTCTGGATGTTCTTAACATCTGATGCTACGGCAGCTGTATCAATTGGAGACTTCTGTGTATTGTTTTCATCATACTTAGACGCAATGTAATTATCCATTACTCTGCGTACTTCATCACCCGGTGTCTCTGTGGATGTAAGATCCTTTACACAGTTAACACCATTCTTTACATCAGCATCAGTACAACTGAAACGACCATTGTCTTTCATTACACCGATAACTGGAGTAATTGCTGTGGTAATGTTCTTTGCTTCTGGGAGATCATTATGTGATAATGCAAGATTCGGTACAGTTGTCATTCTAACAAGGTTAGCCTGATCCTTTACCTTCTCTGCATCATCATATATGTCTCCAGTTGTAATAGCCTGTGATAATGCTGATTCCATTATGTTTTCTGAAGGAACGAGAATGTTGATCTGATCATAATCAACAATCATACGTACATTATCAACATAAGACTCTGTTACTACAAGCTTTTTCTTATCGGGATGAAGTATATTGCAAGCTTCTGTTATAGCATCATACTTACCTTCGTTAAGAAATGCTTGAATTAATTCACATTCTGTATTCATATATTCACCTCATTTGTTTACATACATATCGAGGAGGGATACACCCTCCCCCACTATATATGAACCACAGTTGTTAAAATGCTGATATATTATGCTACCTTCTTCTTGTATGCTGCATAAACGTCATAAACGAATCGCTGGAAAGCCATCATTTCAGATGTAGCCTTTGAGATAGCTGGAATGTATTCGTTCTCAATTACCTTTGAATATTCTTCAAGTTCTTTTGAATCATGGAAGTTATGATAATTGTTTACGATATCACCCTTACATTTTTCAATATAATTCATGAGTTCAGTAATACCACTTGATTCATCAGTGTTGTTATATGATACATTTCCGTTTTCATCAATCATCTTACTGAAATCATAGAAATGACCTTTCCTAACGCTTTCTTTAACTAGCGCAAGACTACGTCTTACATAACCACCAGTGAATTCAATGCCATAAATGTAAGAGCCATTATCTAACGTTACGACATATGAGTTGATGAATTTACCAAACTTATTATCAACAAAGAAAAGCTTTTCTAAATCAAACTTACCGTTGTTTCCAAGTTTTGGATGTTTAGCAAAATTTGTTAAAGCTGTTGAGAGACGCTTATCCTTTTGGATCTTATTAGCATAAACCGTCTTTGCTACATCCATGAATGTTTCATAGTTAGCGGATGATCCTCTGGTCATTGATCCGATAGCTCCATTGGTCTTATCGAGAACTGTACTTAAAGCCTGCTTATATTTCTTAAGAATTTTGATGAGCTTATCATCAGCGGCTTTACGTTCTTCCATTGGGATTGTTTTGTAATCTTTATTATTTTCATATTCACGATGTTCCCAATCAAAGTCGTCCAGCTCTCTAGCAGCCTGATTAACAGCATTAAACTGTTCTTTCATCTTTTCCTGATGCTTATGATCCAGAGAATTTAAGTAGTCCTTATATTCTTTGGATTCCATATAGTCTTTCCACCATTTTACAGATGACTTATATTCTTCGGAATTTACCCATTCCTTTACTTTCTCTTCATCTGATGACATATGTGATTCAAGACCTTTAGCAGTCTTTTCCATACTTTCAGCTGCTTTAGAGCTATTACTGTCTTTATCACCTTTAACAAATAAACCTTTGATCCATTCACCAAGCTTCTTGAGCTTTTCACCAATCCATGTGAATGCTTTCTTAATCATGTTTCCGATGAATGTAAAGAAACCTTTGATTTTGTTAAGAATCTTCTTGATTAAAGATTCATCATCTTTCTTAGCAGACTTATCTTCGATTTGTACTGGCTTCTTTTCACCCGTAGAAAGTTCTTGGAATAATGTAGCTTCTTGAATAATTGCAAATTCATTTACAACTGATTCGTCTGCATATTCCATAAGCATACCGATCTTAGCATATTCACCACCGATAGCAAACATAACTTCAAGTTCACTTTCAAGTGTAGATTCCTGAATAAGATCAATGCTTTCGAGTAATGATTCATTAAGATTTTTCATATTAATTACCTTCCTTTACATTTCCAAAGATTATTGTTGTATATGTTTTAGAAATTTCAGCGCCACATTTGTTGAGATCAGCAACAACAGCTTGAATTACTTTTGCATCTTCGATCCATGAATTTATGGATGCTTCTGCGTCCTTATCACTAAGCGTGATTGGCTTAGCTTCACCAAAATTATTCTTAATAATTTCACCAAGCTTATTACCAGTTTCACATAGCTTCTTAGCAAGTTCGATTCTTGACTGTCCGCTATAGTTACCCTGAGTCATTGGAGCTATAAGGAATTCTTTAAGTCCTTCATCAGAGTTAACCAGTGTTTCATATTCAACATTACCAAACATTCTCTTTATGTTAGCAAGTCTCTTCTTAAGAGTTCCATCTGGTGAATTATTTCCATCATTATATAATTTGATGAAATCATTGATGAATGTTTCAAGTTCTGTAGCAGCAGTGGTAACTTGTGTAACAGCAAGTACTTCAACCTTTTTGAGATTTTCTTGTTCAGCAACCTGACCTTCAATACCCTTGATAACTTCAGGAGTTGGTTGAATGTCTTTCTTCTTGCTAAACTTTTCCTTTAACCAGTTCCATGCCTTTGAAATCTTTTCTGTGATCCATTTCCATGCCTTTGAAATAGCTTCTCCGATAGCTCTAAAGATTCTAACGATGAGAAGTTCTTTCTTCTTTGGTGCTGACTTATCTTCGATCGCCTTTGTTTCAGCTTCTGTAAAGAAACTTTCCTGAATAATTGCAAATTCATTTACAACTGATTCGTCTGCGTATGCAAGAATATCAGCCTGCTTAAAATATTCTGTAATAAGTGCATTACATACATTAAGTTCACTTTCAACAGTAGCTTCCTGAATGAGATCTATACTATTTAAAAGATTCTGATTTAAATCTTTCATACATAATCAACCTACTTTCTTTAATTTGATTTACATATAAACAATATCGTTAAATTTCACATAGGAGGTTATCCATATGCAATCTATTATAATTATACTTTTATCAACATTACTGTGTACGATTACAGTCGTTACAATTGTTTATCATCGATGGTATAAACAATTATCAAATCATCTTGAATCAATTGAATGGAAGTATATGCTTCTGGAGAAACAATCCAGAAACATTCTATCCAATACAGATGATATCCAACATGACTTTGATACTACTTATAGTAGTATAACGAAATTAAACAACAATGTGGCTTCATATTTGAATCAAGAAGAACAGAGACGTTCATCTACGTTCATCATGCCAAAGCCAGATCAAGCTAAAGTAATAGATGAAACCATCAGAGAGCAAATCATTACTGAAGCAACACTTGCAAAGAGTATGCGAGTAATCGATAAGAATCTCATAAACATTATTGCAGAGAATGTTGAGAAGACATATCCTAACGTGGATAAGAGTTATCTCACGAAAAAGATATTAATGCGTATAGAAGAATTTAACGAGACTGCTCAAAATAAATAAAACAACAACATGGCGGGCAATGCCCGCCATGTCAATTGTTTCTACATCTTCAAGAATAAAGATGATTACTGGATGATACCTGCCTTTGAGTCTGGAACAAGTGCAGAGTTCTTGCAGATTACTCTGCCCTGGATACCCTGGAGTACGATTGCTCTGTACTGTGCAGATGATGTTACGTACATTGCTGCACCACCTGGGTTCTGAGCATCTGCATAAGCAGCATTCTCAGGGCTGTTTGTGAGGTGACGAGCGAATCTGAGGTGCTTATATGTGATATGGAACTTATCCATTGGGTATGCAATGATGTTGTAGAAGTATTCTCTTGACATCTGACCCGGCTGTGCACCATCCTGGTATGCTTCGATAATTGTGTAAGCATCTACACGGTTTGAAGCAACAACTCTGATTGGAGTTGAAGAATCTGTGAGTACACCGAATGCATGGTTCATCTGTACGCCACCGATCTCAGTTGACTTCTGAACTGTCCATGTTGTGAACTTGTTGAGAAGACGAGCTGCCTTCGGGTTGCAGTAGATAACGAATCCGAGGTTATCGTACTTACCCTTGTCGCAGAGTTCATAGATTACAGATTCAATTGCATTGTGAACTGCATTTGTTCTGTATTCATATGGATCACCAGCAAAGTTTGGTGAAAGTGCTGTAGGTGAGAGATCAGCGTATTCAACGTGTGTATATGATTCGAGCTTGAATGCATCTGCATCATAACCATCGTTAGCTTCGAAGTCTCTTTCAAGGAAGTCAACAATGTAAGAATCTTCGATGAGTTCCTGCTGTGTTACGAGTTCCTGAACGAGTCTTGAATAGAGGTTGAAGTTAAGTGAAGCGTTTGCTTCAGCAAAGTCCTCAACCGTGAACGGTAATTGGAATCTGCATCCGTCAGCGATGAGCCAGTTTCTGATTTCTGGATATTCTCTGAAGCCAATTGTTCTCATGTTGTCTTCGTTTGAGATGAAACCATCAACGTATACACCTGTGATTACGCCACAAGATGTGAGTGTGATTGTACCCTTAACAAAGTCAACTGCACCAGATACTCTGTCTGAGAATGCAATTGTTTCACCTGTTGGCTTGTTTGTAGCCTTATCAACTACAGGGAGCTTCATATCTTCTGTGATGGCACCGTTGTAGATGATACCACCGTGCTGGATATCGATAGCAAGACCACCAGCAGGAAGCTTAACCTTGAAGTCATAGTTTGATCCAGCAGCTGTCTTCTTGTAGTATGTACCAGCAGCGAATGTAGGAGCTGAAGCACCTGTTACTGCTTCATATTCACCTGTTGAATCATTGAGTGTGAAGTATGATGTGTAGTTTGTAGCCCAGTCAGCTGGTTCTGTTGCAAGTACATCATAACGATCTTCTGTGAGTTCCTGTGTAACCTGAACGAATCTGATGTTGAGGTCATAAGAGATTCTTGTTCTGATTGTTGGTGTGAATGTACCGTGACCACCCTGACCATCGAGCGGATCACCGTTGTCATCCATGAGCCAGTTGAACATGCTGAACTTCTTGTTCGGAGCAGCCTGAATTGTAGCAAGTGTAAGAACGTCCTTATCATTGATTCTGAGACCCTTACCTGCGTTGAAGATCTTCTTCCAGAGTGGGTTACCATCTTCATCCTTCTTGAAGTAGAGAGCTGGAACTTCCCATTCTTCACCTGTCTGGTTGTTTACAAGATACTTTGTGAAGATTCTCTGTTCGATGTTTGTTGAGTTAGCTGTCTGAACAGGAATGAGATCCTTACCAAGGAATCTGATGTACTGCTTGATGAGAGCCGGGAAGTCAAGAGTTGAAAGTGGGAGATAGTTAGCTACGTTATAGCTTTCCTGAATGAGGAATGACTTAACGCCTTCATCCCAAGCATTTTCAAGACCCTTTGCAACCTGTTCCATGTGATATCTTTCAGCTTCATCAGTTGTAGGATAATTTCTGAGTTCATCACAGATTGGCTGGAGAAGTTCTGTCTTGTATTCCTGCATGATTGTAGGATTTTCCATCATCTTCTTCCAATCCTTGATAACGTTTACACCATTGAACTTCTGCTTGATTGATGTAGCAGCTTCTGCGAAATGCTGATCAAAGCCATCGTTGAGTTCATTGAGCTCTTCCTCTGTAGCAGAGTTAATCATGTTTACTTGTTCCTGGAACCATGTTCCGTGGCTTGAACTAGAGTTTCTAAATGCCATAGTATATTCCTCCTATGTGTATTATTTTTAATTTAATTTTTAAAGATCACTTCTTGTTCTTAAAGTTTCTCTTTAGATTCTTGTCAAGTTCATCACATATCGTCGTGTAGAGCATATTTATTTCGTTATAGAAGAATAAATTCTCTCCATACTTAGAATCGATGAACTTGGATATTGCATAATCTTTACTCTTATTGAGAGCAGCTTTGAGTTTGGATACGAGTTCTTCATTCTCATCAAATACATCTGATGGAATTACTGGGGTAAGCTGTTGTAGATTCTCAAGAACTTTCTCGATCTCATCATTACGTGAACAAAGTTGTTCATACAGCTTCTGATTCAGAATGTTGTTCGCTTTTTCTGACATCGATTCGTCTTGATTATTTTCTTCTTCACCAGATTCTCCCTCGGTTCCTTCTGAACCATCACCCATATCCAAGGATGAATCAGAAGATCCATCGTCAAATGATCCGAAGTCATCACCGGTATCATTCATTTCTGGTGGATTATCCGCACCATCATCAGGTGGTGCTGAATCATCCATTGGTGGTGCTGTATCTTCAGCTCCTCCATCATCGAATGACGCAAGTTCTGTTTCTGCTTCCATTATATAGCGGAAAAGATTATCTTCTCTGCTAGACATGTTATCAGCACACCTCCCTGTTGATTTAAGATAATTCATAGTATGATTATTAAAGCTGATCCTTCGAAGTTAAGAATCCTTTACGATTTGTAGAGTCAGCCATAAGCCGTTCACATTTATGCTTGATTCTCATCAGTTTCCATTTATCCTTGTAAGCTTTATCACGGTCTTCCTTAGAAGATGAATAAAAATTAATGATACTTTCAGCCTTCTTGATTTTATCATCCAGAAGTTGATTCTGTAAGTCAAATTCTCTTTGCATCTCTTTAGTGAGACGATCTTTCTTATCCTTTTCTCTAATAACACCGAGTGCAATGAATGCAGCTGCAAGATAACCATTGATTGTCCATGCAATTGCAACAGCACCGATCTTTATAGCAAGACGTGAAGCTCGGAATAACCAACTACGATAGCTCTTATCTTCAATGATTTCAGACTTAGCCCGAGCCTCATCTTTCTTGATAAGAGAATTGATCGTTTTCTTAAGCGCTTTCTTAATACGCTTAATTGGTTGAAGTTTAGCATTAACTGCGTTCTTAACTTTGTTGGCTCTATTCTGTCGCTCGCGATCCTTATCCAGTACTTTTGTAGCTGGATCTTCTTTTGGTGGTTCTGCTTTAGTATTAACAGGTTCCATATTATCCGATAGGGGCTCTGCTGCTTCGAGTACATTAAAGAATTCTTCTATAGACATTCCATTTGAGAATAAATCCTTATCAACGGAAGTATTTACAGAAGAAACACTTGAAGCATTAGTATCTTCAACATGTTCGCTGTTATTATTACTATTGTTGGTGCCCTTATTTTCTTGGACCTTAGATTCTTCTTGTTTCTTTGGATAATTTACCTCTGTAGAAGAAGAATCATTATTCGTAATATTAACAGTTTTTCCTTGGGATGAATCATTCATTGTATTATTTGAATTCTTATTAAATGAATTTGAATAATCATAATGATTCGTGATGTTGTATACTATCTTACTTCCTTCTTTATGTTCAGCATTAGGATGATCCTGTTCAAATCCAGTTCCAAGCATATCGTCTACATCATTACCTGATGCTGCATTGATCTTAGAATCAATTGAGTTTGCTAAATCGTCAAATGCATTGTCTGGGATTGGAGGTGCTTCAGGTTGATTTTCTGATGGAGGTTGTACTGTGATATCATCAGCATCTTTGTCAGCTACTTCAAGACGATCCTTCATGTAGTCTGGCATATCACTCATGTCAATTGCTTCCTGTATAATAGTATCTGTAGCTACAGGAGAAACTCCTTCGTTGTAGAGTAAATTACCAATGATAGATATCTCAGCATTAACCATCTCTTCAACTAAGGCGTTGTTACTAAGATCTGATACAGAACAATCACCAAGAGACTTCATTGTTTTATAAACAAACTCTTGTACCTCTTTAGCAGGTTTAACTGGGGATGTATTTGTGGTGTCATCATCGCCATATATTTTCTTAGCATGAGATGTTTTGTTAATACGTGATCTAACAAGTTTAACAAATCCATCTTCAGAAGGATATTTTTCTTTCTTAACTTTATCCGGTATAAGTGAATATAATCTGTCAAAGTATATACGTGAATCAAAGATATTGAATATCGTTAATATAGTATTATTTGAGACTGATATGTTTTTATCATTATACAGATTACATGTTAAGAAATCCTTTAAGAATTGTATTGTACCTTCTTTATCAACTTTGAATGTTGTAAAGATATCATAGTTAGCAAATCTTAATGCTCCAGCATTCTTCTGTTGGGTTGATATATATGCTGACTCATATGCTTTCAGGTTAACGTAATCATTTCCCTTTGGGCACTTCTCTGGTTTAAGAAAGATCTTATTGAGAATGCATGGTGATTCATTATCTGTAAGGAACTGAATTGTCTTCTCATTAACTCCTTTAAAGAAGTTAATTAAATCTTCAGATGAATCACACTGACTAAGCTTGGATATTAATCCGGTTATTACGTTCTGTAATTGTGATGAAACAGAGAATGTATCTGAAGATGCATTGTACTTGATGTGATTTGGTTTGATATCATGTACACGTGTATTATCTACAGCGGCTTCTTGTTGAACTTCTTCTGTTGGTTCTTCATCTTCATAATTATCTTCTCTATCATCTACAACGACTTCACAGTCAGTACAATCTAAGAACTGTTTCATTCTGTTAAGTTCTTCATCTCTGTTGAGTGTAGTCTGAATATATTCTTTGTTTGAGAATATACCGGTTACATAGAAATCAAGAGAGAATATATGAACAGGTCCGTTATAATCATCCGGGAGATGAATATCGTCGAGATTGATTGGCTGACTCATCTTATTGATTTCTGATTCATATTTCGATGTATTCATGAATAAATCGAATGTATAGATAGCATTCAATAATTCAGAGAAAGAAGCAAAGTTCTCTGAAATAAACTGAAGAACTTTGTAACCGATGTAAGCATTTATCTTAGACTGATATGGAGTGATATCAAAGTTAGCATCTTCATCTTCCTCTGCTTTCTCGAGAGCTTCATTAAGTTCAGCTATACATGCATCAACTTTATCCTGATTATCTATCCATGATGGTTCAACAAAGTCGAGTAATGTCAATATACTATTAATAGTAGGATCAACATCTAAGTCAGATTCAATCGAAGGAAAGTTCTTTGTATTGAATTGAGAAGAAAAGAATTCATTTATAGCATCAATGCATAATTTGATATTATCAAAGTATGCTTTCTTGATAATGATTTGAGTCATTATGATTTCATTCCTTTCTCTATTAAAGATTCTTGAGTATTGAGAGAGCTTCTCTTCTTACATCTCCTCTGAGTGGGAAAGCCATCATTGATCCATCACACTGTTCAACGATGATTGATTCATTCTGAATACCCATAATTTCTTCTGGAGAAATCTCGAATGATTCACAAACAACCTTCATGTTTTCATCCTGATCTACACAATACTTAGATAACTCTTTGAGGAAGAGTACCTGTGTTGCAGCTTCAGTATATCTCTGGATATCTGCTTCGGCTTCCTGGTGTGATGGGAAGTCAACTGCATCAGCTGTAATGAATTTTGATACACGAATATTTGGCTGACCGATACCTGCATTCGGTATAGCCACACCAAGTATTCTTACAGAGTAAGATGGAGTTGCCTTTAAGTCAATGATCTCAGATGAATATGCTTTACCAGATTCCGTCTTAGGATGAGTTGTAATCTCAACTGTCATCTTATTATTGGCAAACTCATGAAGGTTCATAAAGTGAGATGTATTCTGTGGAGCCGGGATTGTCATTCTGATATCAGAATATTCCTGTCCTTTAATATCTGGATTTGGATGATTCCATTCTCCCCTCCACTGGTTATTCTTTTCCAGTGTACGGATACGTTCATCTCCGTTTACTACGGTTGCAACGTTATTCATGTCATAGCAACGATGCATTCTGTTATAAGTACCATATGTTTGAATACAAGCACGGAACTTAGCATACGGATAACCATCAATTGTCCTAAGCACTCTCAGTTCATGTTCCTTTAATGGAGAATTATCCGTTGATGAAGCTTCCTGAACAAAATTCAATGGGTTGCTGACCATTGTTGGTGCTTCCTGAATAAAGCAAGCTGTTTCGTACTTGTTCGTCTGTGTTGACTTTAACATTGTATTTCACTCCTTTGTTTATTTACTTTCTGGACGTGCATCGTTTATGTTATACATTATATATGTTGCTAACAGGCAGATGTACGCTCTCATTATAGATGGGTCTGCAGCATATTTCTCACAGTAAGGTGTGATAATTGGTTTACCCGTAATAGCACGATCTATTGCCGTCGGGAAGTTTGATATACGATCAACATATTTCATTGAGTTGATATCATCCAAAGAATTTCCTTCTTTGGTGATGAATACGTATAGTATCAATTCAAATATAAAATGAATATCATTATATTCAAACTTCTGTGCTAAATCATATAGATCCTGACATTTGACGTTCTTGTATCGAGCTATACCAGAATACAGATCACCGTTCTTCTTATAACGTGGATCACCATTACGAATTATCCTTATAAGATTATCACATATCGTAGTAAACTGATTGGATTCAAGATACTCATTATCACCATCAGTATCTTCACCTGCAGCGTTGCCTTCAGCCAGATCTTTACGGAATCTATCACATAATGATTTCATCTGCTGGTTGAATGAAGTACGTAATCTGTTAAGATAGTCTACTAATGTCTTTGGTGACATATTCACTGTAAGTTTAGTTTTATAGAAAGCATATGATGTTTCCACCATGCTACCGATCCATGTTATCATATTCTCGGATTTAACCAATCCCCATGTACCATTAAGATGCATATACGTATATGCCATTGTAGCTTCATTGAATACTTGACCAAAGTACTTATTAAACATAAGAGAGTATATAGTCAGACCCGTCTGATGACGGGCTGAATCTCTTAAGTCTTTATCAAAAATCATATCTGAATATGATAATACTATAGTATGTATCACATTCGTTGGTGATGCTGTAATTGTTTTAAAGTCAGATAAACCGACTTCTTTCAATACTTCAGTTACTGTCTTCTTTAATGAAGCTAAAGTAAAGCCAAATAACTTAACAACGTTGTCTACGTATAAACGTGGGAATGATACCGCTTTAGTTGGATACTCTTTTGAGAGCATCTCTGAATTTGCTTCGAGGAACTCATTACCCAAACGAATGTATTCCTTTTTACCTGAGGAGGTAGATAATACTTCGATGATTGGGTCGATGAGTTCTTCTCGTAACAAATTTCTTTTATGGGGATCTGATACAGCTTCCTGGAATAATGATAATACTTCTTCCTCATTGAAAACCTGTTCAGATATAAACATGCTTATCCCCCATTATCTTCTTTTCTTGTTCTTCTTCTTTGGAACGAACTCTGTTTCCTCAGCTGGTTCTACTTCATCACCTGATTCTTCTACAGCTTCTTCATCAACTGATTCTTCATCTGATGTAAGTTCAGCTTCTTCGTTAACTTCAACCGGAATTTCTTCAACTGGTTCTTCAACAGCTGGAGCTTCAGCAACTTCTTCTACAACTGGAGCTGGTTCTGCAACCTGTTCAACTACAACTGGTTCTGGTTTCTTAGCTGGTTTCTTTGTTTCCTTCTTTGGAGCAGGAGCTTCTTCAACAGGAGCATTCTTTAATTCAAAGAAAGAATCAACGTTGTTGCGTGTGATGATAATGTTTGATTCTGCATCATACACCTTGAGTGTTGTTATCGGAACAATTGCTCTGATCTTTGTTTCTGGAAGATCAATGTTTCTCACTGGAGCATTAAGACCAAGGAGCGAGATCATGCCTTTACCTAAGATATGTACTTTCATTTGTATTACCTACTTTCTGTTTTAAATATATGATTTTCTTACATATAATCGATTAAGTTTATCATATGATATACCAATGATTACATTATTCGACTCTGATCCGTATGCTAAACGGTCAGTAGCCTTTATGTTAACGATCAATGCGTTTATACCATTATACGTTTTATCGAAATAAACATCATATGTTACTCCAGTAATCTGTAATCGGTTACATTGATCATTTAACGCATCAAGTATTTTCCTTGGGATTGTTTTATCATCTGAATATTCATGTAAGTATGATTCTATATCTATACCGAGATCTGGTATTGATGGATACTGACCCGGCTTCATGAATAACAGAGTTAATATTGCATTGACACATAATTGAAATGTTGAGATTACCTTCGGTTTAGTAAACTCATCAACATCAAGTACAGCATCATATCCCAAAGGTTGAAATGTTCTTGGGTATCTTAAAGATACTTCATCAAGTTTGATTCCTTTTTGATCAATCATTGTTAATCACCTCCTAAGAGGTCACGTATCTTCTTTGTGGAATAGTATGATTCAGATACAATATCTGTCTTTAGACCCATACACATGAACAGTATGTCTGTCTTTAAGAGAGTTGGTTTATCAAACTTATTCGTCTTGATATCTTCGAGTTTAACTGAACCTGTTTCTGATATGGATTCAAGCATGTTATCATATTCTTTAACATTATCTCCACGTACACCAAGTAACTCAGAGATGACTTTATCTGCACCTACACCAGCAAGAAGTTCATTCTCAACACCAGTAGTTGTACCACCACGTGATTCACCCTTAGCCGTTCCAGATTGTTCATCTCTGTCAGCATCGGAAAGAACATAACCCGTCTTCTTAGTTACAAGCTGCTGCGGACGTTTAATGTTAAGATAACCTACGAGTACTTTCTCTTTGGTACGTATAGGATGATTTGGATCTGATGAAACATGTGGAAGATACACATACTCGAATAAAGGTATACCAATATACTCAGCAGCTTTCTCAACATTCTCAAACTTAATCTTTCTATTATCTGAACCGAATTCTTCAATGTCAACTCTGATATTTGACTTTGGATCCGCTAAGAAAGATTCCATCCACTTAGAGAACTGAGCATCACTCATCTTAGCAAACATAGCCTGATACTTTTGCATGTTAATCTTAGAAGGATCTAATAATGATAATACATTATATAGAAGCTTTTCTATCCTGGCACGTTTCTGTTTAACATCTGCCATATTATTTCACCTCCTGTTTATTCTGGTTGATTCTGATCTGACTTTACATAGTCTCTCATGAATTCTGTATAATCTTTATCAAGTATCTTTATATAGTGCATATTGTTTTCTTCACAGAAGTTACGAGCTGCTCTATCTTTAAGAGCTTCGATCTCACGATTATGCTCCATATAAGATGTATTGAAATTACCTTGCTTGATTTCTACTATGAGTGAGATAGATGGTAATTCAAAGTCGGGTATATAGAAATGCTCTGTACCATCTTTCCATTTGTAATAAATGATATGTGGAGATGGTGCAAGTATATCATCCGGATTCCAGTTAAGCGACTTCAGCTTATTAAGGAAATCTTCTTCGTATGTACCGATAATACGGAACTTATGTTTATCATCCCATATATAGTCTTTTGCATTTGGATGATTATTAATCATCTTCTCTTGATATTCAGGATCATCGAGTAAATGTTCTTTACCATATTTATTCTTCATACGATTCTTTACAGTTTCAACATATTTGTCTTTACATGCATCTGAACAGAATCGAGCATATTTCAATGTAGATGTATTAAATGGAACATTGTTCTTGTGACACTCTGTACATAATCTTCCCATTGGTTTATTTACCATTAAAGAGTATGCATACTCCAATGGTATTTCTACTTCTTCTGGGATTTGATCGTTATGTTTGATTACAACGTGTTTACAGAAGTTCTGCTTCTCGTTAAACACAGCTGGACAGAATGGACATTTACGATTACGCATATACAAACCTCCTTTCGTAATATGCTTAATCAAAAGTTTTTTACTATATATTTATACAAAAAAGAATAAATGATGTGTCCCCATATGGGGACACATCTTAATCTTAATTACTTAACAGCTTAATCAGCTTATTGATCTTATCAACTCTTTCATCAGTTGATAACAATGTTTCAAAAAGCTTTCTTAATGAGTCATTCTGTACATGTGGATGTTTTAATCCAGTATGAAATATCATTGCATTTATAATAGTACTATTCTCTTCCTTGGAGTAAGAAAATGTCTGTTTCTTGGATGCAACGAATGAGATGCATTCTAAGAATACATCAACGATCTCATCTTCCAATGAGTTTAGTAAGTTCAAAATGCCGTTAACATCATACGAAATTTGTGTCTGCAATGTATCAGTCTCCTCTCTTACATAATAACATGTTTTTGGTTTAAAAGCTTCTAATTCGAGCTTACGTTTAAAATGTTTTCTTTCAGATGGAGTCATGAATTCGAGAGATGACATATAATCCCGAATGACTTCCCCATCAATAATAACGTCTTCACGACTCATGATTTCTCATCCCTTCTTTATATAAATATTATATATAGTATATTTATGAATTAAACAAAAAAAAAAAAAAACGCAAGGGGTTTTACCCTTGATGGAATACTCCTTGCGTTTTTTATTATGTTACGTGAAACTTACTTCCAAATTCTTGTTGTTTCTTTATTGAGCCTAGCAACCATATTTATGGTCGTCTTGAAGAAAGCATAGTTTTCAAGTGGAATATCACACCAGTCTACAAGCAGTTCTATGTCATCCTGAAGATATCTAAATACGTCGTAGTTGTCTTTTATGTTGTCTGCTACTGATACTGCTATCGCATCCTCAACCGTTCTTTCCGACAGGATATTATAGGCTGCTTCTAATGCGAGCTGCTCGGAACGCTTTAAATCCTGATAAATTCTTGTTTCTTTGAATACGTTAAATGATCTCATAATAATACACCTTAACCTTTCTTAATTTATTCGAAAATAGTCGCAATGATATTGACGTGATTGATTGTTCTTGTCTGCTGAACAACTTCATTGAACATTTTATCGATGATTGCGAGTTCGTCATTGTTGCCGTAGTAATTACGCTTAAGATCAGAGATGATCTTAGCATTTTTGGTTGCTGAATTACGCATATGAAGCGGAACGAACTTCCAGCTGTTTCTCGCCATCATCTTAAGACATTCAATGAAAACTATATCCTCCCGATCCATCTCTTCGATGGATTCAGCAAGATCCTGAATGAATTCAGTGTTGATGGCTTCATCAACGATTTCTTCTTCGAGCTCTTCTGTTTCAGGTTCTTCTGTTTCTTCAGTTGTTTCATCAACGTCTGTTACTTCAACTTCAACTGTTGCTTCTGCCTTTTCTTCTTCACTAAGATTCTTGTTATTATCAAACATAATAATCACTTTTCCTTTCATAATTGAAATGTTTATTTTTGAATGGTGAATATAACAGATCATTCTATTATATTCATATTAATAATATATATATGAAATCTTAAAATAATCGGTATTACATATAATATATGTACTCAAACTTTTCAATAACTTCTATAGATACAGGGGTTAAATACATTTAATATATTAATAGAAAAGGAGTAATAAATCATGAAGAATTTTAGTTTTGATAAATCATTCTTAAAAGTCTTTAGCGAGATGAATGATAAACTGGATGAAATGATTGATTCAGTACGTAAGTTCAAAGTGACTGAGAATGAGTATTCTATCTGTAATTGTTCATACAAGATGCGTTACATAACACCTCAAAACATTTCTGAATACATTGACCTTTTAGCCAAAGCAATGTACAAAGAAATGTTAGACACACCTGGAGATATCGAAAGATTCTCTGTAGAGTGTGCAAAGAGATTCATCAAAGCAAATCAGTGTGATTCATTCGTATCTGCAGTTCCACTTGGATATACACCTGATCCGATGACGTATAAAACATTAAAGGATATCATCGTTGGATTAAACAATGACTGCTTCAACAAGAACTGTTATTCCAAGTATGATATGTCACAGAGAAGTGAACACGTTAAGAAGGATCTTAAGAAGATTACTGACATGAAGTTCTATGTTAGTATGAAGAATCTGGTTAATGGTATCCCAGGTGTTGTTGATGTAGCATGGAATGGTGAAAAGAGAAATCATCTTCCAGAGATGGTTGTATTCCGTGAAGCGATCGAAGCATTCATTCTCTTTGCATTTGCTGTAAATACAATTACAGTATCACAGATGCATGATTATCTGTACACACATCAGACAGTTAACATTAAGCATGATGATGCTAATAATGTTGTACTCACAGAATGTGCAATCATGAAGACGGGTGAAACAGATCTTCGTCTTAATCTTCCATTTGATATCAACTTCAGAAACATTGCTCTTAGCAGTGTAAATAATGGATTCAATGAATTAAAGAATGCAATTCATTACGTACTCCATGATCCTGCTTCACCAGTAAATCAGATGGTACTTAAGTTTGCTACACTTAAACGAGATGGAGATAATTCAACTGGCGAAGATGATTGTATCATCGATCGTATTGTAAGAATACATCGTTTTGATGGTCATCATATCTCTGGAATACATACATGTGAAGAAAACAATGACATCATCAAAGAAGAAATAATGAGAGGACCAAATGACGGTGTATCATGGTTAGATACTCTTGCATATGGTAGCCAGTTCATTGATGCTTCATATCGTACAGATAAACAGGCTACAGGTAATGTCACACAAGGTCCGATTACATCAACACTCGATATGCTCTTTAAGATCTATAACGGATGTGGTTGTGGCTTAACATCAAATGAAGAGCTGGCAAACAATATTAAGCATGTTGAATATGCTATGAATAAAACAATTCGATTTGTTAATGATGGATATTTTGATGCTCCGGATTTAGCCACAGATATACTTGCTTTACTTGGTGAGATACTTACACGTGATATCATCATGCTTGTAAACAACAATACACAGGTAATCGATGTAAGCTCATTCAATACAGAGAACAATGCAGTTCCTGCATATCTTTACAATGAATTTGCATTTGATGAATTTGAATTCGATGAAGAATATGTAATGGAAGCTGATAACAATCAGAACAATGCTCCTGAGCCAACACAACAAGCTGCAAAACCAGAAGCACCGACAGTTACAGTTAAAACTGATGATGGAAAGACAAAAACTATCACAGCTGTAATTGCTAAGTTTAAAGCATGGATCGTTAAAGTAGTATCCAAGATCTATGATAAGTTTAATAAAGATCATAAGATGGAAATGGATTACTTTAATAAACATCAACAGCTTAATGCAGAAATCGGTAAAAGCATTGAAGATGGTTCTTTCAGAATCAACATCAATAAATTCCCTGAATATCAGATTAAGTGGGATACAATCAATCCAGAACATATCTCTCAACATGTAAAGGATTGGCTCGATGTTACTAAGAACAAAACATTTGATGAGACTTCATTCTTAGCTGGTCTTTTCCCTGGTAAAGATGACGACAAACTTTCTATTGCGAAGGATAACAACAACAAGAGTCGTCAGGAAAAGATTAAGAATATCATACTCTATTCTCAGATTGGTACTCCTACAACATATACGGGTGAATTATCTTCTGATGTATGGAAAAATAAGATTCTTGATCCATATGAAAAGAGTGGTACTCTTATTGAAAGATACACTAAAGCTCTTGCAGAACAATTCAATCTTGCTACAGAAGCAGTAGAGAAACAGCTTCAAGCCGGTAAGAGCGGAGATGTTAAAGCCGAAGATGTTAATAGTCCTGCTGTACTTGGTGCTGAACGTGCTAAGCAGATTTCAGGTATTCTTACTAAGTACAACACTCTCTTCATAGTAAACCCAATCAACGTTGTTATGAGAGACTTCTATAGCACATTATATACAACATATGCTTCAATCATCAAAGCATACAAGGTAATGTCTAAGAAGAAGCAGAATACTAACGAAACAAATGAAAATCCTCCTGAAGCAGCTAATAAGGAAGAGAATAAATAATAGAAAGGAATGATATTACTATGGCAAATTTATCCAGTATAAGAGAAAAGCTTCACGGCGCTGAGATAGAAGATCAGAAAGTCGTTACCGAGTTCTCTTCTTTAAAGGAATTAGAGGGTATTGGTTTTAAGAATGAATATCAGGCACGTATCCAAGAGAGTGTTGATAATGTCATTAAGAACAGCAAGAATCTTATATGTGCTTTAGAGGGAATCGGAGCTATGTATTGTATTCCTGCTGGACACATCATGAGAAACGATGATATCAACACGATTAAGATCTCAGGTGATAATATCATTGCTCCGGGTAATGTTGGTGCTGCTAACAATAAGCATGCAGTTGTACGTGCAATTGCAGCTTTACTCGATAAGAAGAGTGCAAATATTGATGATAAGCTTGACGCTCATCATAAACATCACTGTCATGAACTGTTTAAGCAGGAACCACAGTTTACTCCAGATCCAGGTAAAGGAACTGTAGTTGGTAGATATCTTGATGATGAGGATAATGAGATTCTTGTATACAACACAGGTATGGTTGACTGTAAGAGTTGTCCGTCTTCTATGAAGAAGATAGATGAACTTCGTAAGCAGGGACTTATTCCGGATTATAACATCGCACTCGTACAAGGATCAGATGCAGAGAATCCTGTTGCTAACTATTTTGCTGACATGGATGATATCACACAAGGTGTAGACATGCAGGTTTCTACCACAAGCAATACTACAACTGGTGAAGACAGTGTAACTGGTATGGAAGCAACAGATATCTCAGCCGATATAGAAGAAGACGAAACTCTTGTTGAAGCATATTCTATATTTGGTGATACGCGTACACTTGGATATGACATCATGTCATTACAAGGATTTGATTTTGTTAATCCATCATCAAATGTTATCACTGAAGCAGATGATGATACTAAAAAAAGTACAAAGTTATCACCTAAAGAAATCAAGCACATGAAGTTTGATAATAAACATATCATTGCTGCTGTGAATAAGATCAATGATTGGGTTAAGGATAATCATGAAGGTAAAAAGCTTGATGAGATCCCATTCCAGAGACTTTATCAGAGCAACAATTTCAAGGAAGCTGTTGATGAATTAAGTGAACAGTTTGATGCGGATATCGTTGTACATTACTCAGATGCACCAGGTGCATTCAATGTTTATACAACAATGACAGAATTCCGTGCTCAAAGACTTAAGGAAGTTTCTGTTTCTAAGAGCAAAGGATTCCAGTTCTCGGGTAATAAGATTGAAATCTATATCGAAGGTAAGAATACTATCCGTGATTTCAGTATGGATAAACCTGATCTCATTGGTCAAGCCGTTATAAGTGTTCTTTTACATGAAATCTTCCATAATGCTATGTGGGTTTGGAAAGTTGCTGATGCAGAATTCTCTGCTACGATGACTTTATCATTACAGCTTGCTTTAGCAGAAAAGAACGCTAAGAAGAGAAGAAAGATTGTGACTAACTTTGTTAACTATCTCGATTCATTCTATGGTGTTAAGATGAATGCAATCACAAGAAAAGCTCTCATTAAGAGACTTACTGTTGCTACAGGTATTAAGAACGAAAGCGCATTTGCTAAGATCAAGAAGAAGATCAAAGAAGTTACTAACAATGATTCAGATAAATCCAAAGCTGATAAGGATGTAGAAGAGCTGGTTAACTTATATGAGAATCACATTAAGTCAACTCAGAAGAGATACTCCAAAGGTGGTACAGTAGCACGTACTCTCATTTGGTTATCTGTTTCTTTGGCTGCTTTCGGTTTAGGTATGGCATTCCCACCTCTGATAATGATTGGTGCTGAAGCACTTGGATATGCTATATTTGCTCCTATAGAAACCCTTGTGTATAACGCCATAAAGAAAAACTATGAAAACACAACTAATCTTGAAGAAGAATGGTGTGATATGTTTGCAGCCATGTATAAGCTCCCTGTAACTTTCAAAGTTATGACTCAGAAAGGAAACTATACACCAGATAAAGTTTCCCAAGAAATCATGGAGAGATATAACCGTGCTGCTATCGATATCGGTAAAGTAATCTTTGATGTACATCCATCTGATGCTGAAAGAAACCGTCTCTCTGTTAAGATCTGTAAGGATCTCCTCGCAGATAAAAAGCATCTTGATCCAGAATGTGTTAAGTACCTTGAATGGTTACAGAAAGCATATGGTCAGCTTGGTGAACAGAGTGAAATCGATAACATCTACAACAAGAGTGTATTTGATCCTAACGAAGCAAACAATCTCGATGAACATATCCAGCATCTCTGTGATATCTCAGGAGCAACTGTAACTGAGTTTACAGCATATGACGTATGTGATTGGAATATTATCTCAGAATAATTAACTATTGATGATGGTGGGGTTAATCCCCACCATTATCTTTGTTATTACGGCTAAATAATTATACTATGAAAGGAATGAAATCTGTATGAATATTAGTACACTTATAAGTGATATCATTGATGAAAATGGTTTACATCAACTTGCATTACCTTATAAGGAACCTCTTGAAGTAGTTGTGCAGAATTCTATTGCACGTTCTGTACGTACGTTCTCTCAATTCAAACGTCAGAAAAAAGAAGGATTCTATCTGGTAAAAGATCTCAAATCTCCAACTGAAGTGGATAAATGTAGACGAATCTATCTGCTTCCACCTGAATTAACAACAACCAATGTCATTGATGTATATGGTACATGTGAAACTGATCAAGCTGTTGATTCACGTGTTAATATGAATACATTCACAGTTGGATCTCCATTCGTTGGCTTTGGTTCATATTATCCACAGGATATCTTGAATGCACAGATGATTGGTACAGCTATAAATAAATTTGCTGGAGTAACATCTCGACTTCCTACAGTAGAATGGAAAGAATACAATAAAATTCAGCTTCATGATTTCCCGGACAATGCATGTGTACATCTCATCGTAGAATGTGAACACGATTCGTCATGTGAATCTATCCCAGAAAGCATGAGAGAATCCTTTAAAGAGTTAGCAACATATGATATCCAGATGCAACTTTATAACGATCTCAAGAACAATAAGAATGTTGGTTCAGGATATCAACAAAATCAAATTCAGATTGAAGATTGGGCTGGTGCTAAGAATGATCGTGCAAATCTAATCAAACAATGGACTGACACATACCATTGTGATGATACTGATGGTATCATGTTCTTCTGATATGTTAATATAATAAATAAGAAAGGAGTGTGTTATAAATGGCTAATAAGTTTCTTAAAAGAGCAATGGAGATTGTGAAATATGATATCACAACAACCGGAAACGAGTATGCTTCGAATCTTATACGATTAAAGAACGATGCTAAGGCAGTCGCATCTCAGATGCAAGCAGAAAGTCTTGTTACCGATGTGCAGAATACATATCGTCGTATTAAGAGCGGTAACATCGTTAAAGACATCAGTGCATGGTTCTATAACAATGCAGATGAACTTGATGCTGAATCAAATAAAGATGATGACTTTGATTTTGGTGGTAATACCTCAGATGACAATGAAGACAAACCGTCTTTGAATATACCTTCTACTACAGAGAGTAGTAAGCAACTTTCTGCTATGTATAAGATAGGAGCTAAGCAAGCAGAAGCTGCTCTTGCAAACACAGCCGAGTTAGTCACTACAATCAACACCCGTACAGCAGAAATCATTTCATCTGTAAATAATCTTGATAAAACATTACACTCTATCAATTCTACCTTAGAGAGTAAACTTGATAAACTCATTCAACTCAGTACAGTACAGATCGAAGCTCAGGTCGAGGGATATAAGAATGACAGTATGGTTGATGAGAGTGGTAGACTGTCTCTCGGTAAGATATATGAGACTGCTAAGAGTAGTAACATCATCGTATCAAGCAATCCTTTAGTAGCAACAATGATGACTATGTTACCGGCAATGAAGGAAGATGCTTCACCGGAAAACATATTCAATCTATTGATGGATGGTTTCGTTAGAAACAACGAGAGACTTACTATCAAAGGACAGACTATCGGTCAATGGGGTCAGACATTTAATCAATTCTCAGATGCAATTTCTCAGAGAATGATGAGATCCTTCTTAGAGAATCCTACGATTAAGAAATATCTCTTTAACAGAGAACAAGGCACAGGTGGAGAAACAGACTACTCTCAGTATCGTATCAATAAATACAATACAGAGAAAGCTTTATTCGATAATAAGACACGTCAGACTATCATTGAGATTATCCCGGGATATTTAAAGAGCATTGATAATGCATTGAATAAACGTGAGTTACATATCAATGAATATGGTAAACTTACAACCGAGAATGTTCAGGTTAATAAGTTTAATGCTGTTACGGATAAAGCAATCGATTTACGTATAGACCAACGTAGAATCGATAAGATGCAAGCTAACATCGAAGCTGAATCTGGTGTTAAGTATTCACAGGATGAACTCGATATAGCTCTTAAAGCATTACAAGCTACATATGTAATGTATCTTGAACGTTCTGGTGGATCGATGTTAAAGACAGCAGATCTTAACCCTGATGATATGGCTACGATCAATTATGCTGTTAAGCTTATAAAGACTGCAC